TCCTACATGCACACCATTAACGCCGCGATCGTGAGGGCATCCCATATCGGCCCGGGCCACTTCGGGAAGTTTGCCCATGTGCTTGCCGATGTCGGGATGAACGGCAAGCCGGGCGTTACTCGTTGGGCCATGAACCAGACCGAACATGATGCATTCAGGAGCGACCATGGTCTGCGGCGCGGCGTCCAGAGGGTTATGGGCGGAGGGATCAAGCTTGCCAAGCTGATCGGGAGGAAGCGATGATGAAGCCGATCTACTTCATCGTCACCTTTTGGGGCCGGCAGTACGCGGATTATTTCCGCGAATCGACGCTTGCTACCCTTGGGCCGCAACTGCGACCCTGCGACAAATGGCTGATCGTCTGCCCGTGTGCCGACCGGCCGGATTATCTAGATCCCAACAAGTTTATCTGGATCGAGTTGCCGCCAATTGGAGACAATCCGGTCTACAAGCAGCAGAACGAGGGCCAGAAGCTCGCCTACCAATGGTGCTTCGAGCACAAGGTATGGGCGTCGATGGCCTCTCCCGACTACATCGTGTCGGACAACTATGTGCAAACCCTGATCCGGTTACAGAGCGAAGGCTATGATCTGGTTCAACACACAGCTTTGCGGCAGAACGAAACCACGTTTCGAGCCGAAGCCGGCGATCGCAAGACATTCTCGCCGCGTGAACTCGCGGGATTGAATATTCGGCATTTGCACCGCGAGCAGACACCGTTCTTCCAGGGTTCGCGGATGATGCCGTGGCTACCGCCGATGCGGCTGTGGAAGTGCGAAGATCAACTGATCCTGCACTGCTACATCGCCAATCCGATCCTGATGAACTTCGGCAGCATCGAGAAACTCAATCTGCGTTGCGTGCGCTATCTCGCGGTGGAGAATGTGTTCCTCGATTACAATTTTACGGATGTCAAACGTTATCTGATAACCGATTCCGATGAGCTGTGTACCGCGAGCCTATCGCCGGATTACCCCCCTGCTTGGAAGGAGCGCGGTTCACGTCCGCGATGGTGGCTCGATCTTGGCCTTCGCATGTCACGTTATCTGTGGCCGCGCTCCGGTGGCTATGTGTTTGCCCGCGCCGCCTATTGGCATTGCGGAGAGCTAAAGCACGTGACTTCGACGGAGGAATTCTGCGCGGGAGCATTCCGGTTTGGGCCGCTATCGTTTACGCTCGGCTATCTGGCGCGGTTTTATCTGTTGCATTTCCTGCCGTTCCTGCGGAGGAAAAAACGCATTAGAAATGCCGTGCGATGGCTGCGTAATCCTGACCTTGTGGGATGCAAATGATAAGACAAATCCAAAGCCTCTTGAAACACCGCCCCACCACCTTGGCCTATGTCATGGGACTACCCTTGTCCGAAAGTACCAGGGAACGGGAACTGCATCGCTTGAAGGATCACGGCCAGCAGGACGAACGAGAATTGAAGTTCCTGCTAAGACATATCGCAGGTTCAAGATCCATCCTGGAAATCGGCTCCTGCTTCGGCCAGACGCTTCGTCTGATGGCAAGCGTCTGTCCCAAGGCAAAGATACGTTCAATTGATCTCGGGTTGGGAATCGGCATCATCGAAGGCATGAATACCGGCAAGTATCTTCTGCAAACCATGGAGGATCTGAAATCCCAAGGTCACGATACCGCCGTTTGCTTCAACAACAGTCACAGCCCCCTTGCGGTGCAATGGGCGCGGAAGAACGGACCTTATGATTTCATCTTCATCGACGGCGACCATTCCTACGAGGGCGTCAAGTCGGATTGGCTTGGCTACGGCCCGCTTGGAAAAATGGTCGGATTCCACGATATTGCTTCAAAATCAGTCGGCAAGCTCTGGCTCGAAATCAAACGCGACTACAGAGTCATCCAGTGCATCGAAAGCCCCATGGGGGTCGGCATTGTTCTCCCAAGCCTACCACTTGACGCAGCGTAGTACCGGGCGCGATCTGGTTCACGGCTGGAAGATCAATGGCAAACTGTCGCGATACAGGAATTCCTTTATCTATCCGTGGACCGACAAGGCCATCGTCATCAAGGGCATAGAGCTTCTACCCTTCCCCAAGTGGCAGCATGTGCCGATCAAGTGCAGATGGTTGATGGTTGGAAACAGTTATGTCAGTGATATAATGCTGATGTCGGACGGAGACCGGACGGCTAACTTCGGGCTGAACTTCCAGTTTCCTGGACGGGATACGGAGACGGTCCATAGCTATCTCGATCTTCACGGCCACTGCTTCCCGGGAGCCTTCGTCTCCGTCATGCTCAACTTCTTCTACGAGATGGACCATGTGGAACGCAGTCTATGACAAGGAAACCCAGACCATGAAACTGACGTTTCCGAACGGCAGGACCTACGAGTTCGAGGGCGTCCCTCCCGATATCTACGAGAATTTCCAGAAGGCGGAAAGCAAGGGGACGTTCTACAACACTTATCTACGAGGTCAGTATTGACTCCCGAACTCAAGGATACCGTTCTCAAGCTCGGAAGGAATAGACTCCTTGCCCATCAAGTCCTGTTCCAGCATCGTCATTCTGACAGAACGCCCGCTTTCCACAGTGAGGTTATTGATTTATGGCATTCGCAGATACCCGCAGCATTGGTTATGGTTTTCCGGGAAGGTGGGAAGTCTACCATCGCTGAGGAAGCGTTCGTTATTGGAGCAGGCTATCAACTATTCCACAACGCCCTTATCATTGGAGCTACTGAGAAGCGTGCCTGCGAACGATTAAGAGCGATCAAGCATGAGATCGAGACCAACGAACTTGTACAGATGCTCTTTGGAAACCTTGTGGGCGCGGTATGGAACGAAGCAGAAATTATACTTTCAAACGGTGTCCGCATTATTGCGGTGGGTCGAGGCCAATCGCTTAGAGGCACCAAGCATCTGCATTATCGTCCCGACTTCTGCTTTTGCGACGACATTGAGGAAGAAGAACACGTCAAAACCCCGGAAGCCCGCGCCGAAACGCTAGGCTGGTTCATGTCGGTCGTGGTCCCCGCACTGGACAAACACGCCAGAATCCGGATCAATGCAACGCCGCTCGATCGCGATGCGCTGCCCTTTGCCATCCGTGACAAGCTCAAATGGCCGACCAAAACCTATCCCATTGAATATATTGATGAAAATAACAAGCGCCAACCGACATGGCCGGCGCGATATCCCTTGGACTGGATCGACCGCAAGAAACGGGAGTTCGAGAGCGTCGGACGTCTGGACGACTATCTCCGAGAATACATGTGTATCGCGGAAGATCCCAAACGCAAGACATTCACCAGCGATATGATCGTGGTAACCCCGAAGGTGAGAACATGGCACCCTACCTACGCCTTCTTCGATCCGGCGAGGACTACCAAATCAACATCGGCCACAACTGGGTGGGCGGTGTGGTCGTGGATCAGCAATCGTTTGATAGTCTGGGACGGCGGTGGCAATCTGTGGAAACCCGACCAGATGGTGAAGGAGATATTCAAGGCAGCAAACGACTACTCCCCGGTAACGATTGGAGTTGAGGAAGATGGCTTGAACGAATTCCTGATGCAGCCGTTACGGCATGAGATGGTCAGGCGCGGTTATGTCATTCCGATTCAGCCAATGAAAGCACCGAAAGGAAAATTTGGTTTTATCGAAGGATTGCAGCCGTTCTTCAACGCAAGGGAAATCAGCTTTGCCAAGGAACTCCCCGAACTAAGAACCCAATTCCTCTCCTACCCCACAGGACGAATCGACGGGCCGAATGCGCTCGCTTACGCTCTCCTTATGCGACCGGGAGAGATTATCTATGACGATTTCGGCGCGGATAATGTTGGCGACGTACCTGTTCGGGAGCGTAGCTCTACTTGGCTATGTCTTGGTGCACGGCATGGTCTCACTACTGGAGTCCTTGTCCAATATGACGGCCGGCTCTCCATCCTCGCCGACTTCGTTCACGAAGGAGACCCCGGCTCCTGTGTCGAAACCATAGTGAAGGAGGCCAATCTTGTCGCCCAAGGGAAACTGGTGGCTAGTGCTGAACACTGGTCTGGCTATAATCATATTGGTTTGCGTGGTGCTGTATCTAAGATCCCCGCCGAGCTGCACCGGGGAAGCCTCTCCGAAGTGGGGCGAGACGAAATACGCGCCCTGCTCCGCAAACGAATCAAGGATGCCCCCGCACTTAGGGTTTCTGGGAATGCCCACTGGACACTGAACGCTTTTGCAGCCGGGTACTGCCGGGAAATCGGCAAAGACGGCATCGTGAAGATGGAAGCCAAGGAGGGGGTTTATCGGGTCTTGATGGAAGGATTGGAAGCCTTTGCAGGTCTCCTTAAACTCGGTATGATGGACAAGCCCAACATGCAGCGCACTGCATCGGGACAAAGCTATATCTCGGCTCTGCCGGGAAGGATGGGGGTCACGGATGCGAAGGATAATTTCCCTTCTGCTGGTATCGTTTCTGAGCCTCTGTCCGCTCGGCGTCATTGAACTCCATGCTCAAGCGGTCCAGGTCGTAGCATCATGCGGAACGCTTCCTTCCACTCCATCGGTAGGTAGCGCGAACGGCCCCATTACGATCGACCAGACCGGCAAGCTCTGCGTTAACGCAGTCGTCAATGCCAATACGGTCATAGCCACGCCCCTGGCGGTCGTCGTCGTCGCCACTCCGCTTTCCGTTACGGTCACCCCTTCCATCGTCGTTAACGTTGCTACCCCGCTTTCGATCAATGTCCCGCAAGTCGCCGCTATCGTGTCGGGGGCCTATGCGGACGGTGCCCAAACCACAATCGGCGATAAAGGAGACGGCCTTTATTCCGGCAGTGGATCGTCCACATTGATGTCCATCATGAAGGGCATTTATGCGGCGATTGTCAGCAATGCCAGCATTATAGTGGCTAATACTCTGACGGCTGGCCAACAAACTATGGCCAATTCCAATCCTGTTGCACTAGCCTCCAACCAATCGGTAGGAGACCCTTGCACCTTCCAGGCCAAGACAATGACGACCGTATCGGTTAATACGGCAACGGCCCTCATAGTGCCGGGAGTATCCGGTAAATTGATCTATGTCTGCTACGACAAGGTTCTGGATGGTGCGGCAGAGGAAGTTTCTTTGGTCGAAGGTACTGCTACGGGCGGGAGTCTCAAGGCCGTCGATGGCAGCACCACAGTCGCTCAGGGCAATCCACTTGCTGCAAACGGCGGCTGGAGCAGCGGCGCGGGAATCGGAACCGTGGCGCAGACGGCCAGTCCATCCAGCAATCTTCTCGTTTTGAAATCGGGTACGGCAACTGCGGTGATTCGCACTACCTACGTCCAGCAATAGCCATGCGGAAACACCTATCGACCATAGCAATCCTCCTGCTATGCGCGGGATTGGCTTGCCTGTCGCAAGTCCCGACCGGGATATTCAAGTCCGCTCATGCCCAAACAACGATGCTGTTGACGGGGGCGGGGCTGGGTGCGCCGGGAGGTGGGGGTGCTACCTGGGCAAATCAAAGCTCCTATATTATTCCTTATGGGACTTCGGGGCCAACCTACACGGTCGGAAGCATTCCCATTGGAACGGCAACGTCAACGCGCCAAGTTGTCGTGGCTATTGCAGCCGCGGCGCTTGGAACTTACTCTGTCACCGTCAATTCAATATCGCTCACTCAAGTATCCGGTTCCAACACTTTTGATGGGAGTACAGGTTGGTCATGCGCCACGTTTTCTGGAAATATTACCAGTTCAACAACGGCCTCAGTGGCAATTACCACAACTGGTTCGCATTTTTTCGGGGGCGGCTTCATCGTTGGAGTGCTTGATAATCTCAATAGCGCCACAGCGGGAAGCGCCACTTACGGGGATTATACGTCGGGTACAGGTCCCTACGCTGCGGTTGGTAGCATCACCATTTCGAGCGGTGGTTGGGGCATTGCGACGGCCGGATTTTCTGGTACTGCTACGCCTTCAATTTCATGGACGACTTTGAGCCAAGATACATCGGCAACGGATGCCGGTGACGGCATTGAAATTAGCGAGGCATCAACTAAAAGCGCCGGGAGTCTGACGCCCACCGTTTCCAGCATTGGGACGAGTGTAAATGCTGGTGCCTGCATGACAGCAGCGGCATGGAGATAACATGCGAAGATGGTGGATTTTAGTTATTGCGTTGCTGTTTTGTGGCCCTTCGGTTGATGCAGAGTTTTGGATTGGACAGACTTACGCTACTTCCTCTAGCTTTCATAATGCGTCCATTGGTGCGGGCGGCTATATTGTCGGCATGTCGCTTAATTCGGATGGGACAATGGCCGCTAGGCCAAATACCTACGGGGCCTACAGTTGGCAGGCTGGCACGAAGAACCCACAGACCGGCACTACTGGAACATGGCAACAACTGCTTTCGCCCGCTGCTATTGCAAACTCTCTCACGACCACCCAATGGCTTCATGATATTATTCAAGGTGACGGAGAGGCGGCGTTTTTTGAATTGCAGATCGCACCGAGTAATTCCACTATTTGGTACGGTGTTTTCGACGGATATGTGTGGAAATCAACCAATGCAGGTGTGACTTGGACAAAAACGGGATCGACACCCACGGGGTCGCAAATGACCTCGATATCGGCGGGCGGTAAGTGGCAGAATTGGGGACCGAAACTCGCCATTCACCCGACCAATCCCGCAGTGCTCTATATCGGATTACCGACTGGGCTTTATTTCACTGACGATAGCGGAACGACCTGGACATTGGTGAGCACTGCGCAGGTTCCCGCGCCGACTTCCGGCTATGTCACCGGCATAGCATTCGATCCATCGACGCCCTCGACGGTCTATGCCAATTCCAACGGCAACGGGACTTATCAAACAACGAATGCCAGCACTAGCAGCGCAGGAACGTGGAGCGCGATATCCGGCGGTCCAAGCACAAACGGTGTTGTCTCCGGTAAGGTCACTCCTACCGGGGGGATTTATTACGCGCTAGATGGTGTTAACGGGTCTGCGGGTAATTTGTGGGGCTACAATGGATCGTGGACTCAGGTGTTATCCAACTCCCCCGATCCGGTTTTTGCCTTTGCCGTCGACCCGTCAAATGCCAGTCATCTTATCGCTGCCGGCACCGTTAATGCTCAGTTCAACGAGACGACGAGTGGCGATAGTGCAAGTGGTTGGTCAGGTTGGACAGCTAACGCCACGCAGAGCGCAACGGGCGACATTCCGTGGATGACAATTCTATCGCCCTATCTCGCGGGAGCCTATCTGTACTTTAACCCTTCAAATTCGCACATGCTTTACTCGACGGGAGGCAATAGTTTTTGGACCATAACATGGTCGGGATCAATTACTACTGGCACGACAATGACTGCAAATTCAATGGGGCGCGGCATCGAGGAATTGGTTGGCACATCTGTTTTGGCGCCTCCGACGGCTACGACTAATCCCGTTTACGGCATGGAAGATCACGCCGCGTGGTACAAAACTCCAAGCACATTGGGGTTATATCAATCTACTTTTGGATTAAACGGGAATAGCACGGTAATTGCTATTTGGGATATGAGTGACTGCTCAACGAGCGCAACTACCTTAGTCGCAAATGCGGACGGCAACTACGGCGGCGACGGCGGAGAACAATCGGCGATTTCAACTGACGGCGGCCAGACCTGGACGCAGTTCGCCAGTACGAGTTATAATCCGTCAACAATTTCAGGCGGCACCATTGCCTGCGGCACACCAAACAATATCGTTATAGCCAAAACGAATGGCACAGGAACCGCGCCATATTATACGACCGACGGCGGTGCGTCATGGCACGCGATTTCTATGACTGGCCCTAGCGGCGCTGTAAGTTGGAACCACTTTTGCGGGGCAAGTTTCTACAAGGCAAAATGCGTCGCTGCTGACAAGGCCGATGCGACCGGAATGACGTTCTATCTCATGCTCGGCGGCTCAGACGGCAATCAGGGTTTTTATAAATCTACCAACGGCGGCGCATCGTGGACATTTCAAAGTGCCGGAAATTCAAGGGGCAACCTCAGCGACCAGAATGTAAAGATCAGGGCCACGCCCGGACAGGCAGGAGACATTTGGTGGGCATCTGGGCCATCACCTAGCGCCGGGGATAACACACTTCAACATTCAACCAACGGTGGGGCGAACTGGACGACGATTACGAATGCAAGTAACGCGGCTTGTATCGGTTTTGGTGCCCCGGCTCCCGGTAAATCCTACCCGAGCGTTTATTATATTGGTTGGTATAACGTTGCCGGCGTGACGCAGACTTACGGCGTATGGGAAGCTGATGACATTGGGACAAACGCACAGGGAACATGGAAACAGCTACTTAATGTGGATGGTAGCGCATTCCCATTAGACAGCCTTGATATTGTAACAAGTTGCAGCGGTGACCCTAATATGTCGGGACATGTCTATTTAACATTCGGCGGGTCAGGCGGCGCTTATTATCCCTACCTTCTCAACCGCGACCTCGATCCGGCGAGCAATGACAATACCCCCGCATATCTGGACAAGGTGGGGTGATGACAGCCCTGTTTTGGTGTATTCTGCCTTCCACGATCGCGGTAATTTGGCTGTCCTACTATCACATAGCGGGCAAGAATGGCTGATATCAGGGATGACCCCTCGGACGAGGATGAGGCAATAGAACAGCCCGTCCAGACCGAAAGCCGCGACCGCGAACTATCGACTATCGAATCCATCAATTCCGAATGCCTGAAAATCTATCGGGATGTCGAGCAGGGTTTCCAGAACCAATGGGACCGCGCCAATTCCCAGATGGACTATTGGGACATATACCACTGCCAGCTCGGTCCCAAACAGTTCTATACCGGAAATTCCCAGATCTTTGTCCCCATCGTTCATGACGCGGTGAATGCCAGGGTTACCCGGTTCAACAATCAGATATTTCCGCAATCCGGGAAGCACATCGAAGTCACGGCTTCCGAAGATAAGCCAACCGCGATCATGTCGCTGTTGGAACACTACATCCGAAAAGCGAAGCTCCGCACCAATGTCATGCCGGCGCTTATCAGGAACGGGGATATCGAGGGGCAATACAATATCTATGTGAAGTGGGTCAGGAATGAGCGCCACGTCGCCATGCGGATCAACAAGAAAAAAACCGTGGACGACATGGAGATTGATGACGAGTACGAGGACATAGACGAACAAACCATCGTGCATCAGTATCCGATGGCGGAAGTCATCGCAGATGCCGATGTCCTGGTTCTTCCCTTTACGTCTGACAGTGTTGAAGCGGCAATCGACAATGGCGGTTCAGTTTCGATCATTCGCAGATACAGCAAAGCCAAAATCCGACAGATGATCCGGGACGGAGAATTTGAAAAAGAGGCAGGCCAGAATCTTTTGGCGACAATGGCCGGTAAGGGAAAAAACCAGAGTCCCAACAAGAAAAAGAACATCACCACGGCGGCGGGAATCCAAACAGAAGGCGATCAGAAAACCGCTCTCGTCTATGAGACTTGGACGAAGCTGAAAGTGGATGGCGAACGCAGGATCGTCCGCATTTATTTCGGTGGCGAAGATCAGGTGTCGGGGTGCAAGTTGAACCCCTATTGGTGCGACAAAGTGCCGCTCCTTTCCGCCCCTGTGGAAAAGATCGAAGGCAGCTTCAAGGGCAACTCCAAGATCAAGTTTGTCGAAACGCTCCAGTATGCCGCTAATGACGCGGTAAATGAGGGAATGGATTCAGCGGCTTATGCTCTTTTGCCCATCATCATGACCGATCCGGCAAAGAACCCCAGGACTGGTTCCATGGTGCTCAATGTGGCAGCGATTTGGGAAACCAGCCCCAAGGATACCCAATTCGCCGAATTCCCGCAGTTGTGGAAAGAGGCATTCCAGATCGTATCGAGCGCGAAAGATCAGATATTCCAAACACTTAGCGTCAACCCGGCGATGATGCCGCAGCAGGTTACGGCCCCGGGGAAAAAACCCAATCAAGCCCAGATCGCCTCGGAGCAGCAGGTCGATCTTCTGACTACGGCGGATTCCGTCACCACGATCGAGCAGGAAATTCTCACCCCCTATCTGCAATGGTGTGTGTGGCTCGATCATCAGTTCAGAGACGAGAAAACCACCGTTCCTTCATTCGGCGAACTCGGCGTGAAGATGCAAATGGAGGAAATCCCGCCAATTCAGATGGGCAAACGGTTTGAATTCCGCTGGTACGGGGTAGAGGCCGCGCGGAATATGCAGCAAATCCAGCAGCAGATGGCGGGCCTGAATGTATTGCGAGGAATCCCGCCGCAACTCTATCCGGGCCGCACTCTCGATCTTGGGCCTCTGATGTCGGCATGGGTTGACAACATCTATGGCGCACGGCTTGGGCCGCTGATTTTCAAGAACACGATAGACCAATTGGGCCTCAATCCAGAATACGAAAATCAAATGCTCGAACAAGGAATGCACGTTTCCGTTCAGCCGATGGACAACGATCAGGAACACATCAAAGCTCATATGCAGGCGTTCCAGGAGAAGGGCGATTTCTCGGGTCAATTGCGCGCCCACATGATCGAGCATCAGATGCAGATGCAAAAGAAACAGCAAGCCGCGATGATACAGCAACAGCAGCAATTACAGGGGCCGCAACAGGGCGGCGGCGGTCAACCTCGGCAAGGAGCGGCCCCCGGAGGGCCACGGCCGAACGGCCAAGGACCCCCCGGCATGATCCATCAGGATAGAATCCCGATGGGCGCGCCTAGACAGCGGGGGGCGATGTAATGCCGGAGGAATGGGAAGCCTACGACTCCGAACCGGAGGACGATCCCGATAACTGGCGGGATGAGGCTGACGAATAATGCCAGACCGTTTTTCAATCTGCTTGCCGTTTACTCTCGCTCAGGAATGCCCATTCCCGAACGATTGGAGCAATCCGAAGAACTATTCTTATGACAGTCATGATCCCGGTGGTGCGACGATGTGCGGGATTATCCAGAGGGAATATGATCTGTGGAGAAAAGGTCATGATCTAGCCTGTCAGCCGGTCGAGTTGATACCCCAGGATGAAGGCTACTCGCTTTATCAAGTGGCCTATTGGCTTCCAAGATGTCCCAATCTTTCCTCGGGTCTTGACCTTCAATACTTCGATACATCGGTCAACATGGGACCGACGCAAGCCACCAGGATTTTGCAAGTTGCACTCGGAATAAACAACGATGGAATCTGGGGGCCGCAGACCGATGCTGCCGTGACATTAGCTAGGCGAGACTTGGCCGCTCATATCGAAGCCTTCACCAACAGACGCACGGCAGTCTATAAGATATTGCCAGGATTTCCTTATTTCGGTACAGATTGGTTGCGTCGGGCAGAGGAAATGGGCGCACAAGCACTGAAAATGGCTGCATGATCCGGAAGATTGCCATTATCTGGGGACTCGGAGGCGGCTTCTTCGATCCGTCGAGCGGCGAGGTTGCGATGGTGGCGCGCTGCAAAGCAATCGGTCTCGATATCGGAGCCAGCCCCTATCATTACGATGACGGCCAATCCATTTATGAATTCCTCAAAACTGCGGATTGGCGCGGTATTGTCGGGGACAGCTTTGGGGCTTGTTTCGGGCCTGATTATGCCGGTGACTTGGCACCAACAAAGGTGGATTTCCTCGGCGGTTTCCAGCCATCGGTCTATTCGAGCAACATCAAGACGCTGGCGGACGGCACAAAATACATTGCCATTCCGGCGAACGTGATAACGGCCCACGTCATCCGCGACCCGGACTGGATTGACACGGCAGGTCTCGGTTATGCGAAGTGGATCGCCGACAATCCGAAAACCACCCGTCTCTTGGAAACGGACCATCGCGGGGCGCACCCGGACGATTGGGGTTATTCACAGGACTTAATGTTTGCCGAAATCAAGCAACTGATGGGGGCCTAGAATGCTGACGTTAAGTCCTGGCGCGAGATTCGCAATCGGCATCTGTATTACGCTTGCAATCGGCATTAGCTCTGGTGCGGTGGTCCTTACCCACGCCATACCGGCCGCCTGGATCAGTCCCGTAGAAGCATGGTGCGGCATCATTGCTTTTGTGGGGTCTGCCGCTCAGACCGGATTGCAGGGATTGGGCATGAGCAATGCCAATAAGGTCGCGGCGGCTCAGTCCCTTCCGTCAGACCAGAAGATTGCGATTGCCGCGAGCGCCCCGGAAGTTAGTCAGATTGTGACGACGAGAGAAATCGCCCAAGCGGCGGGACCTATCGGGGATGGGGCCAAGGTGGTTTCGCAATGACCGGCTTTATCGAGGACATGCTGCTGCGGCAGGAAGGGTTGTCCGATGCCGACATTGCCGCTGTTAACGCGGCACTGCCGGACGTTCAGGCGTTGGATGCAGCGTTGCAAGCGCAATGGCCCCGGATCAGCAAGCTCGCTCCCCTGTTTCTCCGCTTATTCAATATCGTCATCGCAAAACAAAGGACGCTGACATGAGTACGCTGACCAATATCGAAAACACGTTGGGCATAGTCGAGACCGATGTAGTGAATTTCTTCTCGACCACGCTGCCGAAAATCGAATCGGAAGTTGCGACTGCGATCAATACCGTGGCGCAGGACTTCGACAACGTGCTGCAATGGCTCGGGGCGCACGGCCAGGAAATCGCGTCCGACGTAGCCGGGCTTCTCGGCATCGTGGCTGCTGCCGGCGTCGGAATCCCCGCTCCGGTTCTTGCCGCCGCTGCGGCGCTCAATACTGCGGTTAGCCTCGTCAATACGGCAGTCGCGGCGCAGCAACAGTCGGCTTCGTCCGGTGGTACTGCACTGCAACAGGCGGTTTCTGCCGGGTCGGCGGCCTATCAGTCGCTCAAGACAGCGCAGATCGCCACGTCTCAGGCGCAACAGACCGTTGCCAAGCCTGCCACGGCTTCTGCAACCCCCTGATAATGAGCGACTATTCGATCCAAAAATATCTAAATCCAATCCTCATTGCTCTCGTTGGGGCATTAGGAGCGGCGGTAGGTCTATTGGTTTGGACTTCCCTTCAAGACATCAAAACAGCACAAACCACTGCCGCTCATACGCTATGGGACAATGTGCAAACGGTGGCAAGGGCGAATGCCGATCTGAACAATGCAATGACCGGACTGGCGACTACGCTAAAGGATCACATTCAGGTCGAGACGCAGATAGATCAGGATTTCAAGGTCGAACAACTCGACCACGAACAGCGCATTCGAGGTTTGGAACGTCCTTCAAAGGGCGGTTGACGGGGAGGGGCTTATGCGGGCGATACTCGTTATTGCTATGCTTGTGCTTTCATTATCGCCCATCTGCAAACAATGCTAGGAGCAAAGCCATGTTAGATCGTTTGGAAGAACTGGAAGCCAAGGTGCAGCATCTCATGTCGCTGCCGTCTGTCGTCAAGGATTTGGCCGACGAACGAAAAGCCATCTTGGAAGCCAAGGAAAAGGCCGACAAAGAGGCCAAGGAAAAGGAAGAAGCCCGCAAGAAGGCCGAGATCGAAGCCAACCAGAAAGCCGCCGCTGCTGCGGCCGAGAAGGAAAGCCGTCCGGTCCCGGAATTCTCCAAGGCCGAACCGGAAAAATCCGAAGGCCGCATCAGCCTGTAGGGCTATTGCCTTCCGTGAATAGCTTCATGTAGTATGGCCCATCGACTGGTGGCCGTAAGTCACCATTTCGACTGACGGGCGTTACTCGTCTCATGGGGCACGTTGAATGGCTGATGAACCTGAACTGGAAGTCGAGGAACTTGAACCCGAAGTTGCCGAACCGGAGGAGGCGGAAGCCGAACCGGAGGTAACCCAACCGGAAGTTCAAGAACCGGAAGAACAACCGGGACTCCAGGTTCAACCGTCTCGCGCCAATACTCGCATCCAGACGCTATCCGAAGAAGCCCGGGCGGCTAAAGCGGAGCTTGCCGAGACAAGGCGGCGTTTGGACGAGATTACGGCGCGGATTTCTCAGCCGGCTCAGGAATCTCCCGAGCAACGCGCACAGCGTTTCGCGTTAATGACTCCGCAAGAGCAGATGTCCGAAACCCTCCGCGATTCGGAGAAACGGATGGCTGCTCAACTGCAAACGATGCAGATGCAGACTGCGGATTCAGTGGATAGGACGGCGTTCCAGGTCAAAGCGCAGGTCGATCCGCTATACGCCAAATGGGCACCGAAGGTCGAAGGAAAGTTGGCGGAATTGCGTTCGCAAGGGAACAGTCCCAACCGCGAGACAATTCTGAAATACCTCATCGGGGAAGCGGCGTTGGAGGGACGGGGCAAGCAGGGCAAGACGCAGGCGGCACAGGCTGCTCGCAGGGTTGTCAATGCCAAGACCCGGCCGACCAATTCCGGCAGCGATGCCCAGGCACAGCGGACACGAACGGCAAGTTTGGAACGGCGTCTCGAAAACGTAGAAATCTAGGGCACCCTGGAGAGACGCTATGGCTGTGAACGTCAGCGGAAGTTTTTCTGCCGATCTGGAAGCATATATTGCCGACGAGACGCTTCCGCTCACTCGCAAGCAACTGGTCGTCTACCAGTTTGGCGACCCGGCAACCCTCCCGAAAGGTCGAGGGGTTACCTACACAGCCACCCGGTACAACCGCGTGCCGCTGCCATTTGCCCCTCTCTCGGAAGGCGTCCCGCCCCAAGGCGAACTGATGACCATCCAGCAGGTCACCGCTACCGCCCTGCAATGGGGCGATAAGGTCACCATTACCGATGTGGCGGAACTGACCATCAAGCACCCGCTGTTCAAGGAAGCCATCAAGCTGATGGCGCTGCAAGTCTCGGAAACCCTGGAACGTAACACCTTCAACAATCTCCAAGGGTTTACCCAAGTCAATTACGTCAATTCGCGCGGCTCACGAGCAGCCCTTGTTGCGGGCGACGTGATGAACACCCACGAACTCAACCGCGCCTACGCCATGCTTCTCAACATCGGTGCACCCCGCTTCATGGGCGACGAGATGACCGATACCAAGCTGGAAGCCGATGGCGGTGGTGCAAGGGCTTCCTCGAATCCGAGGGCAATGCCGCACTATGTCGCCGTGCTGCACCCATTCTGCGCGGCGGACCTGCGGGAAAACAGCTCGATCCAAACCGCATGGTCCTATTCGGACATCAACCGGCTCTATAATTTCGAGCTAGGCGAATGGTCCGGCATCCGCTTTACCTTCACCAACATGGTGCCATTCTGGACCGGCAATGCGGCGATCACGCCGACTGCCGCTCTGACCGGCTCTTTGGCGACCAATACCTACTACGCAATCGTCACGGCGTCCGACACCCAGAATCAGTACGAAAGCCAGATTTATCAGGTGTCGGCAGGTATCTCGGTTACCGGCCCCAATGGCTCGTTGCAGGTCGTCCTTCCGGTTCTGTCGGGCTATACCTTCAACGTCTATGTAGGAACCTCGAATGCCCCGACGAACCTGGGCTTGTCGTCTGCCGGCCCGACTTCCGGCCCGATGCAGGGCCAGGCAGTGCAATTGGCGGGTGGCCAGACCGTCACCATAACCGGCCTGGGAGCCTTCCAGATCCCGCCCGCCGCTCCGTCAACGGGAGTCACCGTCTATCCCAATTACATCTTCGGGCGCGGCGCATATGCCCAGGTGAAACTGGATGAAGTGAAGTTCACCTATTTGAAGGATGCGGATAAGAGCGATCCGCTCAACCAGTTGCGCGTGGTTGGGTGGAAAACTTATTATGGGACGCTCTTGAAGAACATTCAATTCGCAATGCGAATTGAATCAACTTCTGCGTTCAATTCTACCTTCGGCTAGGAGCAGATCATGGGATACCGACTTCGCTATCAGGTGTGGGTTGACTGGCTTCCGGCAGGCTTAGGCCCCGGCCTCTCCAACCCAACTGGCCCCGGTGCCCCGGGTGGCCCGGCGCAAACGCTGGCATTCTTCAACTCGCAAGGTCAGGTCTCGGGGGCGAGCTATCCGCCGACTTCCAGCACGTTCCTCAATGCGGACGTAGCCAACCTGCTCACGTCCATGACAACCGACCTCACGGCGCAGATGGAAAATGCGGCGGTACAGACCCGCATTCAGAACTTCTCGACTGGCACAGGCTAAACCGTGTCCACGAAAACATTAGGGACGCTTTCAACTACGTCTCTGACGGCGTTACAGGCTCCCCCGAAATACAATGCCACTCCGGGGCTTGCCATCGCCGACTTGGCGGCGATGAACAATTCCATCTACAACGATGAGCTAAACCCCCAGCAATTGCTCAGTCAGCAAATCATGAACACCTGCTGGGCACAATCCGGCGAAAGCGGACTGCTCACGATCCCCAATCGCGGTGTGCTCCAGGTTCATGCCGGGGATTGGGTTGCGATCGACCAGAGCGGTTGGCCCATCCTGATCGGCAAGGAATCCCTGCCGCAGACCTTGACGGCCACCGGAAACTACTCGGTCGCGGCAGGAACAGCGGTTACATCGCTCTCGGTCAATGTGCTGACTTTGGGCTGGTGGGCCGGGATGCTAATAACCGGAAGCAATATCCCGACAGGAACGTTCATCAAGGCAATCGCCGCAAACGGCCTTAGTCTGACTTTGACCAAGGCGGCGACCGGAACCGGAACCGGAGCGACGCTTACGGTCGGCTCCTGGACACACAGCTAGGGGCACCATGGCACGGCGAAAAAAGGAAATCCTCGACGCGCTCGAGCTTCGTATTGCCGGCGCGGAACTGCTGACGCCTTCCGACAAGCAGGAAATCCTCAAGCAAGCCCGAGAACAGGTCGAAGAAACCCGCAAGAAGGGTGCTATCGAAGCCTATCTCAAGGCGGCGATGAAAGAGGAAGAACGGCAGTTCAAGCCGCAGGAAGTCTATGAGGACTTCACCGTAGACCTCCCCGAATACGCCCCCTACATCCAGATCGAAGGCATCCGGTATTTCCACGGTCTCACTTACGAAATTCCCTATTCGCAGGCCCGCTCCATGGCGGACCTCCAGCAGTCGGCATGGCAGCATGATCGCGAAATCCACGGCCAGCGGCGCAGGGGCGACGTGACCAGAGATCCGTTCGGCAGGGGTATCAATCAGCAGCGCGAGACCTCGATGTCCATGAGCACGGGTGCGGTGAATACCAGGGATAGCTTCTGATGCTCGACAAGACCGGAGAGACGACTGCGGCGACTGCCATGGCTATCGCAGTCTCCACACAGGTCGGTCCCAATACTTCGCTCGGTATGACGTTCTATCTGCCCTTGGACATGACGCTCAAGGACATCAATAAGTACGTCGATAAGGTCATGCTGATCGCGGATTATCAGAACGACAAGGGTATGCTCTACAAGATGAAGCTGGAACTGGAGGCCGCCAAGAAGCAGCTCCAGACCCACACCGAGCAGCGCGCCAACGCGCAAACCAAATACCAACTGGATCATGTGATCAGCCAAAGACGGGGTGACTGGAAACCGACAGGTTCCCAAGCCAAGGAACTGGAGAACTTCGACCGCAGCATCAAGCACGGCCGCGAAGTCATCATCCCCAAGATTGAAAAAGACATTGCAGACCTGGAGCGCAAAGTCGCAGCGGGGGTGTAATGCCCTTAACCGCCGCTCAAATCTGCACTCTCGCCCAGCAGGACGCCAGATGCCCCGGCTTCTCCATACAAGCCGGGCAACTCCTGAACATGATCCTGCAAGACCTCTGCCAGACTTTCGATTTTGCCGTCACCAAGCAGACGTTCCAATTCAACTTTGCCACATCGCAACTAAACTCTCTGGGGCAGGCTTACCAGAACCTGCCCGCCAATTATCTGCGGGGCATTCGTAACGAGTGCTTCTATGTGATTGACGGCGTTCCCTATCCGATGATCCCTTACGATCAGGAGGAAGGGGATATGCTGGTCGAGCAGGCCGGGTTATCGAATTTCCCGGTCGCGTTCTGGACCGACATGAGTTTGTCAGGGGTGACCAACAGCCCAACGGGATCGGGTGGCAGTGCGGTTCCGGTGGCTCTGTTCTGGATGCCGCCGTCCGGTAGCTATCCCTGCACCATCCGCTACCATTCGCTGATGGCGGATATTGCAACACCGCAGACATCAAATACAATTCCGTGGTTTCCCAATCAGTCCTATCTCAGGCGGAGGCTGGCCGGGGAATTGATGCTGCAAACCGATGATGAGCGGGCCAGTCAATTCCTGGGGGACGATGAGGACAAGACGCCGCAAGGTGCCGGTGTTATGCTCCGGAAATATCTTACATTGCAGGGCGATAAATCAAATCGTGTGCAGACTGTGAAGCTAGATCGGCGCGCATTCGGGAGCCGCTGGGAAAAACTTCCGAACACAAAACAGATCGGCTGGTGACCATGAAAAAACTTCTTCTCGTCCTT